CCCTAGTATTTGTTTTGACCTTATAACCAGGATAAGCGATACAATAAATAAAAATATATATGACTCCATAGGTGGCTGGATGGACACTAATACAAATATATACTACCTTGGCGCAAATATGCATTTTGATAATTTAAACGAATGCATAAGCAATGCCAAAGGTTTGGGCGAATTAGCCATATACGACACAACAGATAATAAAGTAATATACATAAACTAAAATAATACGCGCACTAGTAAACAACTAAAAAGAATATACCTTGATATTAACTTATCAGGGTTTTTTTATACCTAATAATTAACAATAATAAAATACTAATGTGTTGATAATGATATAAAAGTATAATAGTGATGTATAGCTCAATCTCATTCTAAGCTATTCTCCTAGTACTTAACACAATAACCATACAAACATACCATATATTAATACTATTGATTAGGATGTTTAACAGATGTACGTATTGAAATATCTTATTATCCTAATATATATATCAAATTATATACACAATATTATAATAGTTATTAACGTAATGTGCAATAGTGGTAGAGTGAGTTACTCAGTGTAATGTTTTCATAGACTTTAATAGAAAGGGGGGTACTAAAATATCTTTTATGATATTGACACTAATAAAAATTATAAAAAATACGAAATAATATTTTGCGAGTATAATCAAGAAATCGCAGCTCGTAATTCCTCAAGAATGTAGAGGTGTATGGTTACGTCATTACTCGCTCTACCAATGGGTTTTTAAAAAAGTATAGTAACAGTTATCTACGTTTGGACTACGATAACTTATAGTCTCTATAGGGTTAATTATTCGTGTGCATATCAAATCCCCTTAAGCCTTTATTGTATAGACCTAAGAGGATTATTAAAAATATACGATGACGCATTTGCTACCCCCCCTATTGCGTCATTTACTTTAACGCCCTAGTTACGGTACTTCTAGAGACTCCTAGTTCATTTGCTATATCAGTGTGCGTGTAGTTTGGTAATAGAATAGACATCTCTATTATTTTATCAGAGATAATCATTCGTACACTTCTCTTAATACGCTTTAATCTCTTACGAACTTTAATAGCTCTTGTGCTTTTCCTTAACCTCAGCTCAGAATCCCATTTAGGTATCCAGAAGTACAACCAGCTATAAGCTATTTTCTCATCTTCAAATACTTTAATGGAGTGTATGTTCCACTTACCTTGAATTAGTGAGTGCATCCATCTTGTTTCTCCTGCAACATCCTTAACCATCTTATGGTTGTCAATATTAACTAACCTCTCTAATTGCTCATCACTCCAATTTGTCATATTTCACATTTAAGTTATATATAAATATACAATATAACTAGAGATGTATAGTATTGTTTTATAGATAGTTGTACACAAACGAACAGATGACAAAGTATTTAGTTATATAGTATGATAATACCTAAAAATATAAACGAAGTAAAACTTGGTGACTACCAGAAGTATCACAAGATAATATTAGCTAATGAGGATGCAAGTGATGAGTTCTTAGAGACTAAGTTATTAGAGATATTTTGTGGTCTAAAGTATTCACAAATAAAAGAATTAAATTTAGATTCGTTTGAAGATATTACTAATCACATTTATGAGATATTTAAAGCTAAGTGTCCTTTAACAAGACGCTTTAATATGAAAGGGGTTGACGGTGTAGAAGTTGAGTTTGGTTTCATACCTAACTTAGACAAGATGACAATGGGAGAATACATTGACTTAAACAACTACTTTGAGGATATGGAGACATTGCACAAAGCAATGGCTGTATTGTTCAGACCTATACACAAGTCATTTAAGAATAAAGACAACTATCTTATAAGCTCCTATGAAGGAACAGAGTTCTTTGCATCTGTTATGAAAGATATGCCATTAGGATTTGCTTTAGGAGCGAAGGTTTTTTTTTATCGTTTAGGGATGAAATTGTCGAGAGCTATTCTGAACTCTTCTCAGCTACTACTGGAGGAGGAAACTCTATCGGAGGAAGACAAGCAAACTTTAACAGCAAATATAGCTGGTATAAAGAGCTTCACTCGCTTGCAGGGGGAGATGCTCTCAAAATCAACGACGCTACTTTAATACCTATACACGAAGCTATGTTGTGGTTGCAGTATGAAAAGGAAAAACAAATATTAGAAAACGAATCAATAAAGAAAAAGTTTAAGTAATGAAAAACGTATATAACATATTAGATGCTATTGAGAATCATTTTAAGGTTGAAGAGAAAAATACAAACACTGTTAAGTTTGGTGTATTCTCTGAGACAGACATAAACAAAACTACATTGTTTCCTTTAGCTCACTTTAACATAAGCAACATAACATACAGTGGTAGCACAATAGATTTTACTATACGTGTTATGGCTTTAGATACAGTAGACGAGAGTAAAGACTATGACGGTTCTTTTGCTGGTGCAACGAACCTACAAGATGTCCTTAATACACAGGCTATGGTTATTAATAAGTTAATAGAAAGCCTTAGAGAAACAAGAGGAAAGCTTTCTGACCAACAGTTTGTGTTAAAAAACGAACCTCAAGCTGAATACTTATACGAAGAGCTAGAGAATAGGTTAGCTGGATGGGGCGTAGACATCGAAATAAGGACTCCTAACGACATAACTATCTGTTAATGGCTATAGATATAGACTCTGAAATAAACTCAATCGTAGATAACTACGCTAAAGAGACTGTTAACTTACTAAAGATAAGAATAAGAGAGGATGATACTATTGCTTCAGGTCAAACTATAGCTTCTATTAAATACAGAATAGTTGATAATGATGTTTTTCTAGACTATAACGACTCGTTAGACATAGTAAGTAAGGGTATCCCTATTGGTAAAAGAGTTAAAGTAGCCAACATACTTAGCTGGATGAATCAAAAAGGTATTGTACCAAGAAACAAACCTAATACTTTAGCAGGAAGAAGAAGCACTGCATTTATAATTGCACGCTCAATGGAAAAGAATGGTACTGTAAAGAGGTTTGCAAATAAAGGAACTAATGTTTTAAACTCTATAGGAGAAGGAACTGCTTTATTTGATAATATGCAGAACAGTATAGCATTAGCATCACAAAGATATATAGACGAACTAATAAGTAACATATAACAAAATGGCATTACCAACAACAGAAATATTTTTACGTTCACCTTATTGGGTGACAACAACAGAGACAGACTTAGACTACGTACTGTGTGAGCTAAGGGTTTGGACTGGTGATTTATCAGCAGAACCTGCGTACCCTGATGTAAAACTTAGAAGCACAGGTTTAAATGACACAACATCTATAGACATTGCAGAGTTTGCTAGAGATTATGTAGAGGTTCTGTTTGGAGGTGCAGCAGATAGTAACGCTGTGTTTATAAGCTATCAGCTTTATATATATGCAGCAGGTCAAACTACAGACCCTACTCCAGAGACAAGAGTTTACTTGACAGGACTAGATGGTTACGGTACTTTTCAAGATGGAGTTAACTTTCAGTGGTCTAATCAAGTTATGGTTAGTGATAGTGTTATAACTGCTTATCACGAGACTGCTGTTAGAATACCTGTGTTACAGAACAACTTTACAGGCTACAAGCTTCAAAGGTACGCTGCTGGATATGGAGACCAAAACAATCTATCTACTTATCACACTGTAACAGGTTTAACGCCTACTGAGAGTACTTCTCAAATGATAAAGCACGTTAGTTCTCTTAACGGAGGTATATATGCTGACAGAATTGTGTTTGAATTTAGTGGTTCTTCTGATGAAATTGTAGATATTCTTTACTCAGACTGTAGTAAATACGGTAATACAACAGTTTATTTCGTAAATAGATTAGGATGTACTCAAGAAATACATTTTAAAGGTAGGTTTGACGTGTCTATGAAGTCTAAAGGTAGCCAATATAAAAGAAATCTATTGTCTAATGGCTCGTACAACAATACGAGACATCAAGATTACACATTAAATAGAAATGGTAACATAAAAATGTCATTAAATACAGGGTGGGTTAACGAAAGTGAGAACGATACTTTTGTAGAGATGATGATGTCTGAACAAGTATGGATACAAGTAGACTCTAGCAAGCTTGGTGTTGGTTGGATTCCTAAGCAATCTTCTCTTTGGACTGTTCCTGTTACAGTAAAATCAAACTCTTCAGAGATAAAAAACAAAGTAAACGATAAATTAATTAACTATTCATTTGAATTTGAGGCTGCTCACGATTGGATTAATACCGTAAGATAATATGATTAAAGTTCAATTATTTATAGATAGTGGTAAGATAAATGATGTTAGTGGTTTGATAGAACCTAACTGGCTACTAGCAGATACACCTGAAAAAGAAAATATAACTATTAAAGATTCTATAAAGAAGTCTAAGGATGTAGGTAAGGTTTTTACTGCCTACACAAATCCTTTTAAAATGCCAGCTTCTAAGAGGAATAATATAATATTTAAGAGATTCAGTAATAACAAGGTGTATGATGGGTTTGACCCAAGAAGAAAATATAGTGCAAGAATACAGTTAAATGGCGTTGACTTTAAGAAGGGTTATGTGAAACTAAACAAAGTAGATTTATCTGACAACCTTCCTGTTACTTATAATGTTCAGTTCTTTGGTGAATTGGTATCTCTTAAAGATATACTTGGAGACTCTAAATTAGGCTCGCTACAAGCTTTAAACAAATACACATTCCCTTACAATCACGCCAACACTCAGCTTGGCTCTGAGGTCGGCTTTGACGTTATAGTAAACACCATATCTGGTTCTAGGCACGTAGATGTTATATCGGTAAATACTGCTCCTATTGCTACTGGAGATATAACTATAAACTTAAACGGTGTAGATTACTCTACTCAGGTTACAGGAAAGATGACTAAGG